TATCAGATGCAATTAGTTTGTTAACTTCCTCTTTGCTTTTTCCACAAAATGAGCAAGTGTTTATTTTTTTTGGCATGTGCTTTTGATTTGGTCTAGTTGAATACTCGAACAATCAAACATTATTTTACTTTGTTTTATAACATCAATCAACCATTCATTTGGATCATTAGAATTAATAAGGTAAAATGTTGTGTCCTGTTCGATGTGGTCTAATAAAAATTTAATTGTATTGTTATCATAGTTTTTAATTGCATACACATTATCGTGCAATACAGTATCGGGATAAGAACAAAATGTAATCTTGTTATTCATCTAGTAATTTTTTCACTATCTCAGCCTCTGCCCTATCCAATGTTTCAATATCAATTGTTCCAGCTTTTACTTCCTGCACCAATCGTTGATAGCGTTCTTCTAATTTTTGCTCATAGGTTCTATCGTCCAAAGTTTTAATACTTGTTTTGGGACGCCCCCAATAATCAATGTTTGGAGTTTTAAGTTGTTGTATCTGTTGTTTTAGATCTGATATTTGCCGCTCATAGGCTTCCTTCTGTTCTAAGGTAAGTTCTTTTACAACTTCTACTTCAACAATTTTTGGCACTTCTACAAATTCAGTGACAGGGATTTCGATCTCTTTTGGCTTTTGTTCCAGTCGTTCCAGTGCATCTGCCAACAGTTCAAGTGTATGCTGGTACTTTTTCCAAAGTGCTTCAATGCCAATTTTATTCTTCTGATTCTGCATTGGCAGCTATTTTTGATTCAACCTTTTGTTCAAGTTCAGCAATAGCATCTGGTGTTGCTAGATCAATGTCTGCTTCCACTTCAACTATTTTTTCTACTTCAACTTCTTTTGGTTTTTTAGCAAGTTGATCTAATGCATCATCTAAAAGTTCAAGAGTCTTTTGATACTTCGCATATAGATCATCAATTTGCTTTTGCTTGTCGTCGGCCATGTTATGCTCCTTTCACCTTGTTGTAAACTTGTGTTTCTAATCTAGTTATGTGTCCAGGCTGATCCAGGTTGAGCCTTTTGTATTGAATGTCTGTTAATTTGTTTTTGTCAAGTGAACCTTTACCTTCAAATGACCAACCATATCGTGCTTTAAGGCTCATGTTAACAGCAATCAACAATAAAACAGCAAGCGGATCGAACACAAACATGATAGTGATTATTAACCATGTCACTGCACGTTCTAGATCAACTTCACCATCTGCATCAAAAAACTGTGCGATGTATTTGATTGGGCCAACTTCTGCTTCTAGATCTCTTATTTTAGACTCTTCTATAAACTTGTCAGCATTTAGGTCATCAATGACATCATATGCTGTGTTAATTTGTTGTTCATATGTTGTTATTTGTTGTTCTGAATCTTCTCCAGCACTGATCGCCGCTGTATTAATGTCATTAATACGTTGCTTTGCAAGTGCTACTTCTTCAGCAATAGAGGCTTGTAAGGTGCTTATTTCAGCGTTAAAGCCGTCTATTTTTGCTCTTAAATCACTTGTCTTATTGTCTGTATCCGCTTGTATTTGTGCAATTTTTTCTTCTGTGTCATTGTTAATTGTATCAATATCTTGCGATAATTTTTTTTGTGTTTGATTTATTTTGACATCAATTTTATTACGTTCTGGTTTTTGTGCATCTTTGAGCAACGCCGCCTCCTTTTCTTCATTGAAGAAAGACTTGTTTGCATTGAGGACATCGCTGACAGCCTTGTCTAGTTTATCCAATTTATCATTTTCTGATTGTATGATGCTATCAGCATCCGCACGTAATTGTGCAATGGATTCCTTGCTGTCTGTCCTTAGTATGTCAATTTTTTTGTCAGCATCTACTTGAATGTCATCTATCTGCTTTTGTGTATTGGTAATTTTTGTTTGAATAAGTTCTACTTCGCCTTTAATTTTTTCATCAGCATTATCAATAATTTTTTGTTCTCTTGCTATCTGTTCATCTACATTGCTTGTGGCTCCACCGTCTTGGAGTCTGGTTATTTTTTTAGATAGATTCTCAATTGTATTTTCTTGCCTTAATATTTGTTCATTAATCCTATCTATCTTGGCCACAGTCTCAGCCGCAGGAGTTGATTGTTCAACATGTGCCTTAGATAAAAATCCAAATATTCCAAGAGAAGTAATGATCATGAGAATGCCCACAGCAGTGGTTAGATATGTTTTAAGTAAGAATGGAATATTTTTCCAGTTCTGATATAACCATGATGCAGTTACCAGTTTAGCAACTTCTAACACTCCACCCATTATGTAGATTGGGACTTTGGCAGCTGCAAATATGGCTCCAAGTCCTATCACTGAATAGAAGATTGCAACCCCAGATATAGTCAAGGCACATATTAGAGCCAGTATGATTAAGAACATAGTTCTATATTTAAGTTTATATTATGTTGGATTACAGTTTAAGATTATGAATCTTCACCACTTACTAGTTTAGTAGTGGTAATTTGTGCAACTGTGATTGAATCAAATATCTCACCAGAATCAGTTGGTGCTTGTGCTGTCACTGATGTTACAACTGTATCTGTTGTGGCTGGACGGAACAAACTTCTTAGTTCAGTTAAAGTGCCTGATGCAACAGTTGAGTCATTTGATATTGGAGTGCCACAGTTGATGCCTTGTGCCACAAGTTCTTTTATTCTTAATACAATTGTGTTGACTGCAGTTGAACCATCAATTGATGTTGTTGTTAGATCAATTGAGTCAGTGTCTTCATATGCCACAGTAAATTGTAATGCTGTTGCCTGTGCATCTCCATTTGCTTCTGTTATTTCAATATCTAGTATTTCACAATTAGAGTTTAGTTGAAGATTTTTTACAACCTGTTCGAATCTCATAAGTCCACGTTCACGTCTTAGTGCTAGGGCATCTGTTGTTGCTCTGGTTGTGGATTTGCCGCCAGTTAAGTTTGTTGAATAAAAATACTTGTCTGTTGTAGGAAAATTACCATTTGGAGATACAGCACCACCTCTAGTGCTTTCTTCTGTCATATAACCTGACATATCAACTGTAACTCTGAAATGTTTTAAACTTCTGGCGTCTATTCCTGAATTTGTAAATCCTACTGGCATGTTCGTGTTTTCCTTTGTTGTATTTATTTAGTGGATCTTCCAAACTTGTCCACGTCTACATGCTTGGCCATAGTGATAAGTTGGTTGTTTGTTGGGATAAAAATATGCTATTTCAAAGTGTCTACAAGGTGGTGCCCAGTCATATGAAGCGTACAAAGGTTTGACCGCTCCCGATTTGCCAGTTTTTTCGTCAAACCATACAGTGCCAACGCCATCTTTGTTGTGCTCAAGAGCATTTTGGAAGGCTGATTCTATCATTTGTGATTGTTTGGCGTGTCCAGTAATGTTGTGATATGCTTCGTTCGAACATCCGGCCATCATCAAGGAAAGCACACAAATTATCGCTCCCATCTGTAAAACAAGTGATCGCCCACTTGCCCTATAAAAGTCAAAGAATGTCTCCATGCAGGATTTACCCAAGTGGCATGATAATGCGTTGCTCCTTCTGTGATGTCATGATATCGGCCCTCCATGATCTGTAGGGCAACAATTTGTGATTCATACCAATTTTCAGTTGGTTTGATATCATCGGACTTTCCATCGCAAAACCAAGAAAATTGACAGCGATGTCTTATTGGATAGAAGACACGTTCTTCAGGTTTAAGGTTAGGATCCTTTCTTGTTTTCCATGATTCGTACACCGGTCCTTCTTTGATTACTTCACATATTGTATTAGGATATCTTAGATCATTGACCCTATTCAAAACCACCAATGCAACTGAAATTTTTCCTGCTAAAGGTTCAGTGCTTGACTCAAATAAAATATTTTGCGCCAAACAATATGCTTGGGGTTCATCTTCTTCAGATATAATGTTATAATCAAATGTTTGTGCTTGTGCAAGAACCATAAAAAACAGCCAGGCTCCTATACTAATCGCAAATATTAATAGTATTCTTATCATACCATTAGTTTACTATAGTTTTAGATTATGTCAATCTAATGTTACAGTGCCATTTTCAACAAGTTTTTCGCGGTTTTTCATATGGAGTGCTTCTATTTCTTCTTTGGATCCACCTGTATAAGGAACTGCATGTCCTTCGGCTATCATTATTTCTGTAACCAAAGATCCATTTTCATATCCACCATAGCCATCAGCCACAATGAAGTCGCCTAGTATTCTTCCAAACTTGCCTTTCATGTCTTCACCATCTTTGTTGATTTGTGTTTTAAGAACTGGGGTGCCTTGTAATAGTTCAGTTAATTTTTCCTTAGCGGCAAGTCCAAATTTCTTTTCAATTAGATCTCTTGTCCTTGATTCTGGAGTGTCGATACCCATGATTCTAACACGTTCATCTTTCATCCATACACCAAATCCAAGATCAATATCAACATCTACAGTGTCGCCATCAACCACCTTAATGATTCTACATTTGTATTCGTACATGATATGAGTATTTAATGAAAGTGGCACACTTCTGTTGCTAGGCAGTGCCCTCCCCGCCAACCTAATTAATTAGGCCGCAAGTGCTAGATTTTCATCTGCGTTTAATTTGCCAACTACTCTGCCAGTCAATTCCACTCGGCCCCGTAAGGAACTCTGTTGGTGGAGCCGCTGGGTTTCGAACCCAGGTCCTGTTCAGCATCTAACATCAGCATTAATATTTTATTATATTTTGTGAAATTTGTCTAGTTGGTCTGTAGTGGAGGCACAGATGAAGCAGGTTGTATTCCCGTGGTGCCTTTGATGTAGTTGTCTCTGGCCGCTTTGTGAGCCACTTGCATTGTAACAACAGTGGATTTCTGAAAAATAAAGTTTTTATTGAAATCTGCCATCATCACATATTGAGTCATACCAAGTCCATCTTTAGTCATTGTTAGTGCTAATGGTTTTGCAACTGTAATGGTTGTGTTACCTTCTTCAATAAACTTTGCAATGACTTCATCACCGCCAGTTATCCTTATAGCAACAATATCGTTTGCTTTGTACCCTGAGTCGATCAGCACTATAATTTAAATCCTTTTAGTGTGTCCTTGTCGACATCTTGTTTGACTCCGCCAATGATATAGGATTCAACTTCAGTTTCTTGTGGTGCAACCTGTAATCCTGCTGATGACAACCAATGTTGTGTCCATGGCAAAGGATTTGCATTTGCTGGACGATCAAACATAGGATCAAATCCTATTGCTTTAATTCTTTTGTTTGCAACAAATTCGACATAGTCGCCTAGCAATTTTTCATTCAATCCAATAATGGATCCATCTTTCATTAGATGTTTTGCCCATGCTTTCTCTTCTTCTACACAAAGTTTATACATTTCAACAACCTTGTCTTTACAAGAGTCAGCAATTTTTTTCATTTCGCCGTCATTGTTATGCCAGTTTTTTATTATTTGTGTGGATAAGTTTAAATGTGTTGCTTCATCTCTTGCAATAAAAGAAATAATTTTTGCTGAACCTTCCATAAGTTTAAGTTCACCGAACGCAAAGGTACAAGCAAAAGACACGTAGAATCTTAGTCCTTCTAAAATGTTTACATTGACCATGGCAAGATACAGTTGTCTTTTTACTTCATCAAGATCACCTACACCTTTTACAAAATAATCTTGTGCTATTTCGGAAAATCTATCATAGTTTTCTGTGACAGATATTGCACGTTTAACAATCTCATCATCATTTAAAATAGTATCAAATACTTCTGATGGATCAGCATAAACATTTTTCATTATGTATGTGTATGATCGTGAATGGATTGTCTCCATAAAGTCCCACGTAATAATACAACCTTCCAGTTCAGGGATTGAACAGTATGGCAAAAATGATAGACATGGGCCTCTACCCTGCACAGAATCTAGTAGTGTTTGATATTTTAAATTTGCAGTAAAGATATGTTTTTGTTCTGGTCTAAATGTTTGATAATCCGCACGATCTTTTTGTAAAGATATTTCTTCTGGCCTCCAAAAATAACCAAGCATCCTTTGGTTAAGTTTATCCATTTCTGGATATCTAAACTGGTCATATCGTTGTGTGTTTTGATCTTCACCAAAAAACATTGGCTGTTTTGTAAAGTCTACTTCATTTCTATTGAATACTGTTTTGCTCATTGTGTTCCTATTGTATATTGAATTGTAATTTTTGTCAAATACTTATTTTATTCTGTTCGAAAAATTTTCCAACACTATTATCAATCTCCATTATCCAATGTTGATCATGTGTCAACAATATTTGGTTACGTATCTGGCGCTTTGCTATTAGCGACATCATTTGTCCATAGTTCCTCCAACCCACTGCTTGATCTATACATGCAACAACTTTATCATAGCGTTTAATTGCATCAGGTTCTTCGTCATAGGAATGATCAATTAAATCATCATATACATCTATGCCGTGTTCTCGCATGACATCAACTGTTCCTTTGCATGAAAGAACAATTGGAATTGTGCCGTAAAATATACTATTCCAACTCTTCTCAGTGGCAAACTGTGTGTTATCATATAAAAAGTCTGTTTCGGTCACAATTGATATCAAGGCATCATTATATAATGCTTGTAAATTTTTTTCCTGATTGAATTCACCTTCAGGTTGATCAATGAAATGTGGAGCGTCAAAAAGTGGTTCAACATCCTGTAGTTCAGGACAAATGTTTACTACGTTTTGTTTACTGTATGGACTTACTGGTTGCCTATAACTCCATAAGGTCCTTTTAATAAAATTTTTTTTGTGCAGTGTTTGGATCATTGCAAATCTATGAGACTTATCGAGATTATTCAAACACAGAAACTGGTGTCTTGGACTCGCAGAATAATTGGGTATTCTTTTGAAAAATATGTAGAACCAAACATACCATGGTGCATAAGCATGCGGAACATTATATTTTTCGTACATTGTTTCATCCTTTGTATTATCAAACACAACACATCTATCAAGCAGTTTAAATTTTTGCAAATTGCTGTATAGTTCATAAAAATCTAATTTACTATGCACATGTTCGACTGTCTTGTCTATTATTACAAACATTCCTGACTCATTGGCATATTGCAAGTGTTGTTCAAGTGTGTATTCAAAATATGCTCTGTCAAATTTTATGGCATCATATGGTACAACAATAACATCACTCTTAATATGATTATGAATGCCGCCAAATGCTGGCCAAGCCGCTCCTAGGTTATGATAGATGGATTTGTAACAACAATAAAAGTTGTCCCATTTTTTATAGTAGTAGTCTTTGATGTTAGATGGCGCAGGCATCACAGTATTCTTCATACTCTTGATCGCTGTTAAAATCTTCCCGTGGCTTCAGTTCAAGTTCAACAGTGTCATCAATGCCTTGAGGTTGCACAGTTTCTTCTTCGCCTTTGTAATCATAAGTGTTTTGATAGTATGAAGTTTTCCATCCTAACTTATAAGTTGTCAATAAGTCTTTTATCATAACACTCATTGGTACTTCGTTGTTATCAAAGTGCAATGGATTGTATGACCAATTGCCTGATATGGCTTGATCAAAAAACTTTTGCATTACGCTTACAATATTAATGTAACCTTCATTGGAAGGCATATCCCATAAAAGAGTGTAAAAATTTTTTAATGTATTGTATTGGGGAACCACTTGTTTAAGTGGACCTTTTTTAGATTTTTTAGTGGACAACAAAGCACGTGGAGGCTCTACTCCATTTGTTGCATTTGACACAACTGATGATGATTCGGAAGGCATTTGTGCTGACAGTGTTGAATGTCTAATACCATGTGTTTTTATTTGTGTTCTTAACCATTCCCAATCACATGTGTATTTAAATTTTGCAAGTTCGTCAACTTCCTTTTTGTATGTGTCAATAGGAAGTATGCCATCTGCATACTTTGTACGGTTATAATAGTCACATGGACCACGTTCTTTTGCTAGATTCATGGATGCTTTTAGTCC